ACACTGGTGCAGACCGTAAGGCGCCAGCTACGCCGGACCCTAAAGAGTTTACTGCTAAGAAAGTAGAAGAGGAGACTCCAGAAGCCGTAGCTAAAGAGCCTACAGAACAAGGCGCTGGCGCAGGTGTTGGCGCAGGTGCTGGTACAGGTGTTGGTGCGAGTGCTGGTATTGCTAGCATCGCGGCTCCGAAGGTTTCTTTTGAAGACGTTGCTGATCGCGGCAGAGACTACTACCTCAAGAACGCTGGTATGACTCCAGAGGAGCGTGCTACTCGTGAAGCAGAGATTGCCAAGCAGCGTGAGCTATATGAACTTAATAATGACTCACAGCAGAACAAGATGGACCGCCTATGGGCTACACTAGCTGCCGCTGGTGGTCACGGTAACATCGGTTACATGGGTCGCGATATGGTTGGCACTAGCCAGCGTATCAAAGGCGACCAGAACCAGAGAGCCGAGAAGGGTCTAGCTGCACTTAACAAGTTACGTCGTGAGTCTATTGGTGATGTGGATATTGCAGATCGCCGTAGCGCTGCTGAGCAGGGTCTTGGTTTCTACCAGAACAGCGTACAGAACGCACAGCGTGATCGTCAGTTGGAAATCCAGAACCGTCAGGTTGGTGCCCAGTATGAAGCTAACCAGATCGCTAAGATTAGTGCACAGTTCAGTATCGGCTCTGACAAGGCTGCTAAGATTATAAACTCTATGAACGAGATACGTACCAACCAGAACCTAATGGGTGCTACACGTGGGCTTAGCGCAAGGCTGAATGAGCTTGTAGATGAGATCGCAGAAGCAGGTAAGGAAGACATCCCACGTCTAACCCAAGACGCCGCTGATGTACGAAAAGAGATCGACTATAACTTAAGGCAGATACCAGAGTATTCAGAGCTAGCAGCGCAGTTGGAACGTGTTAATCTGCATGTAGATAACCTAGCAACACAGCTAGCGTCACTATAACCACTAAGGAATCTACAGATGGCTCTATATAACGTAGTTGGTGACGATGGGCAGACTTATGAATTAGAAGGTCCATCAGGTTACACCCAAGAGCAAATGCGTGAAGTACTACGCGCTAAGAACATGGGTATGCCGAAGGCACCAAAGACGGAGGAAAAGCCATCCGAAGATGCCATCCGTGCAGCACGCCTACAACGTATGGCAGATGCCGCTAACTACGATAGCTACGATATCCTTGATGAGTTTGAGGAGTTCGGTAAAGGTATCGGACGCGGCGCTGTCAACATGGGCGAGCTTGCCGCTAAGGGTGTGGCTGAGGGTTTAGATGCAGATGGAGAGACGTTAGAAACTATCTCTAGCATCGCCGAATCTGCCCGTAGCCCGTTTACTCAAGACGCTGGTCCGGGCGGTGATACCTATGTAGGTGGCGTCTTAGGTGAAGGGTTAGGCTCTATTGTACCTATGGGTGCTATGGCTATGCTCGGCCCTCTCGGTTGGGGTGCCGCTGGTGCTACTGCTGTCGCCGCTGGTGCGGGTGAAGCTACTACTAGAGCACGTGAAGCTGGCGCTACTGAAGAAGAGATAGATCAAGCCTTCCTTCCCGGTGCAGGTGTCGGTGCACTGGAGCTGTTCCCACTAAGTCGCATCCTCGGACGTGCGGGTAAAGAAGTTATCAATAACGCTTGGAAGCGTTACGGTAAAGCCTTTGCCGAAGAAGGCGGACAGGAGGCACTATCTGCTGTTGCTCAGAACATGATTGAGGAGCAGATATACAACCCAGAGGCTGACCTAGTTAACCTAGACGTACTTAAAGAGGCGGGTGTCGGCGGTACTGTCGGTATGATCTTGCAGGGTCTAGCTGACCTAGCACTCAAGGGTAAGCGTGCTGGCACACCAGATGCCGAGCCTACTACAGAAGAACCAGTCGCCCCTACAGCGACAGACATGTCGCCAAATGTACCAGAAGTACCTACTACTCCTGACACGCCAACTGTAACTACAGATATTAATAATACACCAGAGATCGACCAGAGCGTTTTAGATGCTGCGGACGAAGTATCTCTAGGTGAGCAGACACCAGAAGAAATAGAAGCGGCTAAGGCTAACATTGGCGCTGAGAAGCGTGCCCAAGTAGAGGCGGCTAGAGAACGCATCAAAACTATTGCCGAAGGTAAAGAAGCTGAGCCGAAACCAGAACAAAAACTTACCCGTGAACAAGTAATCGAGAAGACGCTTACAGACAACCAAATCGGTAACGCCTCCGTGATGATGCCGATCATCGAAGATGAACTTGGGCGTGCAGGGTATGACCCGAAAATATCAGCAAACGAAGTAATGACGGTATTGCAGAACATCAAACGCAATGCCGACCAACCTAAAGCGCCAACACCAAAAGGCACGGCGCAGCCGCAACCTGCAACACCTGCACAAGAGGTTGTACAGCCTACAGAACAGGCACCTGAACAGGTAGCTACACCTAAGCAAGAAGACATGGCGCAGCCAAAACCTGCGGCACCTGAAATACCTGAACAGCAACAGGCGGTAGAACCCACTACACCTGAACAGCCACCTGTAGAGCCTACACAGCAAGAGCAGGCACCAGCGACTAACCCCCGCACTGCTATATTTGATTCGTTACTAGAAAACTCTAGGGCTAGTACGCCTAAAGGGTTTACTACAGTAGTACAACGCAGACTCAAAGCCAGCGGTCAGGAACCTCTCACGGACGGAGAAAAAGTAGAACTAACTCAGAAGTTCAATGAAAAGCGAGGTATCGCAGATGACGGAGCGCAACCTACAACACCTGACGGACAGGGAGTTGGAGCAAGCCCTAGTGATATGCAGTCGGATACTGTGGTCGGAGGAGGAGTCGATAACAATATTGATGCCACCGTGTCTGACCCTGCTAACGGAGGAGGACTGGGACAAGGTGATGGAGTTCCTAGTGGACCTAGAGGAGGAAAGAATGGAGGCCGTAGAGCACTAGGTATTAAGACCGTTAAGGAACCTAAACCTAAGCCACCTACTAAAGCTAAAGTCGCCGAGACCAAAGCCTCCATTGCCAAGCGTAAGCAGGAAGCCACTAAAGCACGTAAACCACAAGGCACCGCGCGTAGGATACTGCGTGATGAGGCTAAGCTACGTGAGCGTACTTTCACCGAGGCAGAACAGCAGAATCGTAAGTCGATGGAAGATCGCAATACTCGCTGGTGGGAGAAAGAGTCTAAGCGTCAGGCCAAAGCCGAGGGAGCTGCAAACCCAACAGAGCGTACCCGTGCTATTCAACGCCTTGATACTAAGCGTCAGTCGTATACATTTATGGCTGAGGTGGACCCGCTATCTAATGCTGACTACTTACGTATAGTATCGCTACGTGAAGGCGCACAGCGCCCACAGAAAAAGGCTAAGAAGGGTACGCCAGAATATAGCGATCAGGCTAAGGCTCAACGTATGTACGATGATGTACGTACATTCTTCTCTGCCAACGAACGCCCCATAGATTCGCTTATCCTGCTGGCACACCAGTTGGAGAACCAGAGCACTTGGGCTAAGACTTCTACGCCCGTATCTGCCACCCGCGCTGGTGAGTGGGTTATGAAAAACCTGTCACCAGAAGGTAAAGCTACATTAGAGATGTTGCGTGGCGAGGTTCGCGGTATGAACCGCCGTGGCGATGCGTTCAGTGAGAAGGCGCTAGAGCAAGAGATTAAGCTAGAAAAACAGAACAAGGAACTGGCATCACAAGTAAACCGTGAGGGTTGGACAGCCGCATACGATAAGGCTCGCGCCGAGCGCAAACCTGTTCAGGATAAGCTTGAGAAATTAGTCTACGATCCTAGTGAGGCTACTGCTAATAATGGGTACGTCACCGAAGCTGAGAAGCTGGACCTGTCCAACGATAAGGCTATAGATGACTTCCTAGCTAATCTCAACGATGGCGACATGGATGCTTACGCCAACGTAATTCGCGACAACGTTTATGGAGAACTCGGCGCTACCATGCACCCTCACGCCATTCAGAAACTACATGATGGTGATCTGCGTGGTGGGCTAGAGATGTTGGCTAACACTACAGGTGACAAGTTTATAGCTAAGGTAGCCCGTAGACTGGCGGACACTATGGCTATGAGTGACACCAAGATCGTTGTTGCCTCTGACCTGTCTAAGCTAGTCCCCGGACGTGCCAAAGACTACCGTGGTCGCCCTGTTGCTGGCCTGTATGTTGTACGTAACGAGCCTGACTTTAGCGCCGATTACACCAACACCATACTGATGAGTGCAGATAGCATGAACGCCCTGACCCTACTGCATGAGGTAACTCACGCGGCTACGGTTATGGAAGTTGCACAGATGACTTCACCAGAAGCCAAACAGCTATGGAGTATCTTCCAGCAGGTTAAAGACCATGACGACCTAGCAGGTGAGTATGGTGTCGATGCAGGTATCGACCCTAACCGCACTAAGGCACAGCAAGAGAAAGATCAGTTCTTCGAGTTTGTTGCCGAGATATTCGCTAACCGTGAGTTTCAGGGTAAGTTGCACGGCATCTTAGCTAAGGATGGCTGGTCATTCCTTGAGCGTGCCGCACGTTCTGTACTCAACATGCTACGTAAGCTGGTAGGCGTCGCGCCTAGCACTAGCATTAACCCTGCAACAGTTAAGCTAGATCAGCTAGTAGAGGCGATCTTAGCTCCATCGACTCGTGACTCTATCATTGAGTTGGGTAGAAAGCGCATCCCTGATGCCGCAGCATCTATTGCCGCTGATGCACGTGCTATGTCTAAGAACATCCATGACCGCATCTACCCAGACTACCAGCCGACTATGCGTACTAAGGTTATGCGTAAGCTGGAAGGCTTAGCTCCTACTGCACGTAAGGTGTTACTGGCAATACAACCACTCAACGTAACAGTCGATTTGACTAAGAAGTGGGAACCGCTACATAAGGTCGCCCGTAAGCTAGAGATCGCCATCCGTAAGCAGAGTGCTCAGCTAAACGAGCAGGCAGAGGCTAACACCTACCGTGTAGGTAAAGTAGCCAACTGGACTAAGAAGATGATGAAGGAAAACCCTGATGCGGTTTATGCCTTCAAGGTGCTTGTAGCTGAGTCAACAGTGGCACAAGTAGACCCATCGCTGACGCTAGCCGAGGCACAACAACGCTACCGTATTGAGGTAGGTACTAACGCTCAAGGTAAGAAAGTCTACGCTCTCGACAAAGATAAGATGGAAGCTTGGCGTGATATGCAGGGTGTATGGCAACAGCTTAAGGGTGTCGGCGGTGACGAGATTTACACCTTCATGCGTGACACCTACCGTGGGTACTTCAACGATATCCAGAAGCATCTCAAGAGCCACATCCGAGGTCTTGCTACGGACGAGGACGGTAACGTCAATGAGTCTATGGCTAAGTCGTTAAACGAAATGCTGGCTGATATGGATGTGATCGAGCCGTACTTCCCGCTAGATCGTCAAGGTGAGTTTTGGGTTAGCTTCAAGTCGGCAGATGGTAAGAACGAGTACGTAGAGGCATACGTGTCAGAAGCCGAACGTGATGCCGCTATCAAGGAACTCAAGCGCGACTACAGCCAAGAGATAGACGTTAACTCTTTCGACCCGTTCCTCAAAGCCGAGATCAAAGATTTCAAGCGTGTACCACCTGCATCGTTTATGAATCAGGTTAAGGACATTCTGGATAAGAACAAGGTCAAGCCAGAGGTCAAACAAGAGATCAGTAAGTTGTTCCTGACATCTTTGCCCGAACAGTCGCTTATGAAATCGTTTGTTCGTCGTAAAGGCACCGCGGGTTTCAACTTCGATGCCTTCGATGTGTTCAAGCGCCGCATCAACAGCATGGGTCGCCAGCTTGTGCATATGCGCTCAGGCGCAGAGCTAATGGCAATAGAGAACGAGCTACGTGATCTGACGGGTAAAGACGGTGCTAAGGGTGTTAAAGGCGATCCAGCTGCTATCCAGTACATAGACACACTGATTGACTCTGCTGGCTTCGCACGTAGCAACCCAATACCGAACTGGTCTAAGAAGCTGACTATGGCTGGCTTCCACATGACCCTCGGCGCAAACATATCTGCGGCGGTAATCAACTTGTCTCAGATACCTATGGTCATGGGTCCATACCTCTCGGGTGAGTACGGCATTGCCAACACCACGAAAGCTATGGGTTCGGCAATCAAGCTGTTCACTAGTAGTGGTACGAAACGTAAGGTTAAGCTCTACGACAAAGACGGTAATGTCTACTACAAAGACGTTAACGGTATGTATGGTTTAGATAACCATGACTGGGACAAGATGGCGGCTGGCGCGAAGGATGCAGAGACTGCACAACTAGCACGTGATATGAAAGTTCTGGTGCAGGTTGCTAACGAACAGGGCCAGTTGAACCGCACCTCAGTGCAGGATGTATTTGACGATTCAAGTGTAACTGACTCCATCGGTGACAAGGTTCAGTTCTGGTCTGGTTGGATGTTCCACCAGATGGAGCGTGTTAACCGTCAGGTGGGTCTGGCTACTGCATACCAGCTAGAGGTAGCTAAGCTTCGTGAAGGCGGTAAAGAGCCTACACCTGAACAGTTAGCAGATGCGGCTGAGAAGGCTATAGACAAGGTGGAACTACTCAACGGTGCGGCACAGGCTGCGGCGGCTCCACCAATCGCACAGACTGGTCTTGGTCGTGTAGCGTTCCTCTTCAAACGCTACGGTGTGGCGATGTACTACTTGATGTGGTCTATGGCTAAAGGCATGACTACTGGTAAACCACAGGATCGTATGATAGCCGCTAAGCAGATCGGCCTAGTTATGGCAGGTTCTGCGGCAGTTGCGGGTCTGCACGGTGTCCCAATGTTCGGCGTGCTAGCTATGCTTTGGGACTTGTTCATCGGTGAGGATGACGAGGATGACTTCGACACCATGACACGTAAAGCGGTGGGTGAGATTGGTTTCAACGGTCTAGGCAACGCCATGACAGGTTGGGATATGGCGTCTCGTATGGGTCTGTCTGATCTGATCTTCCGTGACCCTTACATGGATGCCGATAAGTCTAAGATTCAGGTTGCTATGGAGCAGATCGGTGGTCCTGTACTTAGCTTGGCTATGGGTATGGAGCGCGGCGCTAAAAAGATAGCGGATGGTGAAGTAGCTCGTGGTTTGGAGCAGATGCTACCAGCGGCTATCCGTAACGTGATGAAGACTTACCGCTACTCTGATGAGGGTGCATTGACTGCACGTAAAGACCCTATAGTTAAGGACTTCGGTGTTAACGAACTCGTAGGTCAGTTAGCTGGATTCGCACCTAGCCGATACACCTTGCAGAGCGCGATCAACACTCGTAACGCTAGGGTGCAGAAGAACGTATCACAAGAGAGCAGTCGTCTACGTAGGAAGTTATTCATAGCACTACGTATGGGTGACACCTACGGACAAGCGGAACTCATGCGTGAGATTATGGAGTACAACCGTAAGCACCCATACAATGCCATCTCGGCTGATAGCTTAGAACGATCTATTGAGTCGCACTACCGTACCTCTGCAACCATGCGGGGTGGTGTAACTGTTAACCAGCGTATGTTCTCGCAGGTTATGCAGAGCGATAGAGAGTTCAGTGATAATATAACTTTTGCGGATTTGATGTATTAATCATCCATAGCCGCACACCCATAAGATCGCGCTCCCTACGTATTCGGAGTGCGATCTTACAACCTTTCTCAAGAGCCAACTTACGAATCTGCTTCATAGCTAGCTCATGGTTTATACAGGGTATAAAGCAAGACTGCCCTATTTCTAGGGCGTCTAGTGGGATTGTTATGGGCAATCCATCAGGCGCTATTTGCCCTTCCCTCATTACTCTGGATGCCATCAATCGTACCGTCTAAAAAACTACCCTTGATTACGAATACTGGAACCTGCGTTACCGCATAGTTAGTACCCTTACCTAGTGAGAACTTAGCTATATACTTAGCTTGCAGTTCTGAGGTCATCTTAGCTTTGAGGTCGGTGAAGCTGACTCGGTTCCCATCTTCCTTACACCACTTGCGTAGAGCACCAGAAGATATGTAAAGACATTCGGTGTCGGGTTCCCACCGCGCAACCAACTTGTTCTTTGGAGAGACGAGAGGCAGAGTGTTGTGTATATCCAGTCCGTTCTCGTTCTTGTTCTTACGTGCATCCTCGCCGCTATCGACCACGACTGAGCTAGCGATGTTGTCGTACCAGAATCTACCGATGAGGTTAGCTGGTGAAGATGTATCTTGTAGGTCTGCAAGGCGGCGCTTAGCCGCTTTAAGCTTATCAACAATATAAGTACGTACTCGTTTAAGATCGTAGTCGTGTATACCTAGCTTCTTAGATATTACACCTGCCAGTAGAGCACAACCCCAACCTGCCGACCAGAAGCGGTTCGGACCTTCCAATCCTGCAAGGCGCTCAAGCTCAGCACGGTACTTATCTACTTCAGATTCTAGTTCATTTGCATGGTCAACTAGGTACTGGATGTACTCGCTAGCACCGTAACCGTAGTTGTTCTCAAGCTCATACATAAGCTTGCGTGCTAGGTCTTGGTTGAGTCCAGTATCTTCGGCACGTACAAAGAACTCACACATACGCTGACCCTCTGCATCGGGGTTAGCCTTATAGTTGTTAACCACATCTAGCAAACTGTCGTTCGCTGTAGTCAGGATGGTAGTGTTCCACCCCTTACCACGAGTACGTACTGCGTTAGCCGAACTAGCCATACGATCACGTTGCTTACCCGAGGACATAGCGTAGATCATGTCGGATAGCTTCTGTGGGTTCTGGTTAGTCATTTCGTCTATCAGTACTGGCGCATGGCGCAGTACCTGTAGGTTGTGCATACGAGCGTTGTGTGTATCGTCTGCAACCATGCTAAGACCTTGCGGCTGACCCCATAACGCCAAGCCGACATACACCATAGAGGTCTTACCTATACCTGACTTCTCACTAGAAAGGTTAGTCGCTGACGTGTTGATACCTGTGAACGCCATAAGCGGTGCCGCCAACGTATAGAGCAGGATAGCCTGCGCTACCTCATTACCATGAGCGCCGAACTGATCTATCCACTTACGAACTACGGCAGGGTCGCCCTTTGGTTTAATGTGCGCCATATGTGCGGCTGTTGCTGGCGTTGCTAGGTTCGGCTGTGGGTCTTGGTCTCTGTGGTATATCCACTCGCCCCATACAAACGATTTCTTATCGTCTGACCATCCGAACTGTTCGTGTGCTATTGTAGATTTGTTCTGTGCCTGTAATTCGTTAACCCATTGCATAAGAAAGAACATCACTTTAGAAGGATCGGCTGGCACTACACCATAGCGTGCCAAGATTTTGCGAGCTTCATCTTTACTGGTTAGTTGCTCCATCTGCATAGAGAACTCAATCATACCGTCATGTGGTAGGTGTGCCCTGATAACTGCGGAGAACTCATTTCGGTCTGACTTGAGGACTTTATGCACGTATATGTCGTAGCGGTATATCTCGCGAGTATCCTTTAGTGCGCCCTCAGAATCATAAATCTTTACGTATACGCCGCCGTTTTCGCCACGTGAGTAACCTGCTGGGAACTTAGGTATAACAACCTCTTTCTCTGCCTCTAGGTACTCACCTTCTAGCTTTACCACCACTGGCTCTTCGATAGTGTTGACCTTCTTACCCAGTACGATAGGTGATTTGATCTTGCCTTGATGTGGACACCCAGCGCATAACCCCGGAGTTGTTAACTCTAAGGTAGAACATAGGGTAGGCCCATCGAACGTAGCGGCTTTAGCATCAGCAACATCAAAGTCGTAGTCAGGGTGCCCCTGAGAGATTATGCGTATAGCTTTCTCGCGGTCTTCACACTTGTTGGCGATAGCCAGCATCTGTGTCCACTCGTCATAGGTCGCTTCGTGCCGTGTGCGCAGTCGATTCACAATCTGAGCGCAGGGCTGTTTATGCTTAACTATGTCACCGAACACTGAGGTAATGTTGCGGGTGTAGTGGTCCAGCATCGTGTCAGGGATAAGGTCACGTGCGGCCTGTGTGACCATAGGTACGGTAGCCATACCATCCATGAGGATAGTCTTTAGCTCCATCGGGTCGTAGAACGTAGGTGCTTCGTGGTTAATGGCCTTAACTACTTCGGTCTTGTCCTGCCACTTCTGGTTGTGAGTGCCGACAACACGTAGGATGCGCGCGGCATCCACAGTACATTGCCCATCTACCAGTAGGTTATGCTTAACACATTGCTCCTTAAGTAGCGTAGCGATGCTAACCCACTCGGCACGAGGCAGTGACTTATCCAGCAACCAGTAAACATGCAAGCCGAAACCTGAGCTAACAATAAGTGGTTTAGGTAACTTGATTGCGGAGCAGAATCTACGTAGCTCCGCTAGAGCTTCACGCTGAGAGGCATAGTCTTTGGTTGGACCTGCGTCTATATCTAGGAATAACGCCTTAAGGCTAACTACGTTTGAGGCTTTGCGATTATCTTTCTCACCGATACATCCAACAGCGAAGTAAGTATCGTATCCCCGTTTATCTTTATTGTGTGCCGCCGCTGCTAACTCTTCGATAGAGTCGTAGAAACTCTGTTCGATACTACCTTGTACAGCTACGTTGTTATTAAATCTGGTTGCCCATAGGCAATACCGTCCATCGTCACCGAGTACGATGCTTAGAAACTTTATTGTGTCCACGCGCTGATTCCCTCATTAAAAAGGGGGCTTGGTCAGCCCCCTTAGTGGTTAGTATTTAGTCATCCCATTCAGCGACCAGATCGGAGATATCTTCTGCCGCTTCTGCTTTAGGTTTCTTACTTACGACTTTTGGTTCTTCGACTTCCTCAGCTTCTACCGAAACTGCCGCGTTGTCAAATAGACCTTTCTCTTCTTGCTTAGCTGGTGCGTCAGAAGCAATCAGTTTGTCGGTCTGTGCAACCGTGAAAGTAACGGCTCGCTTACACTCTTCGGTCTCGCGAAGCTCAAACACTGCCTTTAACTCCTCTTCAGTAAGAGGGCGTGCTGGCTTGAAGTAGAGCTTAGGTACTTCGGCTTCTTCATCGAAGTACATAGTAGTAACGATAGCCGCCGCTGGGGTTTTGTGTGCCGCCAGCTTACGGACGTATGCACCCATAGGCATCTTGTCGCCGTTCACGTCACCGAAGATAGATGTTGCTGGTAACTGCATCTGGTAGATAGTATCCATATCACCTTCAATGGCTACCGCGATGCGCTGTCCAAAACGACAAGCACGTGAGTTACCCTGACCAGAACCTTTAATGTCCTGCTTACAGTTGTTACAGCTATTAGCCTGACGGGTATCTGCTGGCACTGCTTCTGACGGACGCTTAGTACGTGTATCGTCTGACCAACATGCAGGTGGCGCTGGGTTGTTAGGGTCGTATGCACCCTCGTAGTAAGTGCGTGAGATAGGTGCCGCGTCCACGATCACGATGTTCATCTCGTTATCTTTAGATACAGATAACTGCTCACCGTTAACCATCTGACGGAACTTACCGCCCTTGAGTGAGATACGGCGTGTAGTCGTAGAAGACTCGCTACCGCTCATTAGGTTGTCGTTTACTGATTGTAGAGCTTTGAACAGGTCGCTGTTTGCTAACTCTTTAGAGAATTGTGCTAATTCACTCATTGGTAGACTCCTCAGTCTTTTAGGTCTTCTAATAGGCTAATGTCGATTTCAATTTCTTCATCGACTTCGGCTTGGGGTTCTTGTTCGTTTGTTCTATCTGCCTTATTCGCAGCTTCATGTTGAGCCTGCATGACAGACTCCTGAGCTTTAGAGATAAGAAATCGGTAGGTAGTACCTACGTTGATGTAGGAATCCCGCGATATGTATCCCTGACGAATCCATGCACGTACCGTAGAGATACTTACAGCAAAGTGCTTAGCAAGTACTTCAATAGGTACGAATGGTTCTAGATTCTGCATAGTGACCTCACGACTTTCGCACAGACACCTGATACTCAGAGTCTATGTTTAGACCTGCTGGCATCTTGTCTGGGTTATCTTCAAGGAACTGCTTCACGTTAGTCTGGTTCAGGCTTTTGGCGAACAACTCAGGGGTATTGTTCTCCACTACAAACTTGAACATAGACTCCCAATCGCTAGTCCAGTACTTAGTTTTAAGTGTACGGTAGAACAAACCACTCTCAGTACGTACGCTCTCAACGTCATTGTCCTTGCAGTAGTCGAGTAGGGCGCGCTTGATGCGGTCCTGCTTTTCCTTGAGCACAGAGTCTTCGCTGTCGAACTGAGCCTTAAGCTCAGAGCGCTTAGCTTTTATTTTGAGGTATGTACGGGTGAGTGCATCTACTGATACACCATCTTTATTGGTTGCCATAAGTTCTCTCCTCCTTAGTGACAGTTACAATATAGTGACTCATTGTGTCTTAGTCAACTATTTCGTTGTAAAGCTCTATCATTTTTGTGTGTACGTCTATTCTGTTATCTAATAGTGAGTAAATGTGTCTTTCGACTGCACTCCCTTGTAGTTGGATAACCGTACATGGATGTTTCTGTCCGTTACGATGCACGCGAGCGTTAGCCTGCGCGTATATTTCCAGCGAGCTAGTCGGCCCCCACCATACGATTGTGTTAGCGGCAGTAAGTGTCACGCCATGTGCCGCCGCTTGAGGCTGTATCAGCAACACGCGTGGGTCAGGTGTATTCTGGAACTTATCAAATATCTCCGTTCTCTTGTGCCCGGGTACATCGCCGGAGATTACCTCTGTGGTTATGTTGTCACGTGTAAGTAGCTCTTGTACTAATGTGATTGTGTTCTTGAAAGGTAGAAACACGAGCACCTTCTGGCTCGACTCATCTATGGCTTCCTTGAGGACTGCATATCTGTTCTTAACGTCAAACTGTACGGTGTTCTTCTCGTCTGAATACACGGCGCCACAGGATATCTGTAGCAACTTGTTCATCAGAATTGCCGCATTAGATGCAGTAATGTCCTCACCTGCCGTACCTACTAACTTCTGCTTGCGTAGCAATTCGTAGAACTTGCGTTGTTGTGGCGTAAGCTCAACGTCACGTTTGCTGTAAGTCATTTCAGGTAGGTCAAGACACTCCTCCTTCGTATAGCGTATAGCTGGCTGGAGTACCCTATGTATTGTCTCGGTAGCATCAGGTTTGGGTACGTACTTAAACTGTGTGATCTTATACATAACCAAATCTTTGAAGGCGGTCAGGTATCTCGGTACGCCCGAAGGGTTAACCATCTTAGCTAGACCGAAGGCATCGACTGGGGATTGTGCCGCTGGTGTACCCGTCATCATCCACAACCACGTCTTAGGTGTAAGCAGTGAGTTGAGTATCTTCCAGCGTTTAGTCTGTGGGTTCTTATAGTGAGTAGCTTCGTCCACAATAATTAGGTCGAAGCCGCCGTTCTTTATCTCTTCATACACTATGCCGATACCATCGTAGTTAATGATTACGAACTCGGCACCCATATTGAGTATCTCTCGGCGCTTCTTAGCGTTGCCGTAGGCTACGTCTACCTTGCGGTGCATGGCAAATGTAAACAGGTCATTCTTCCAAGCGGCATCCATGATAGATAGGGGGCATACAACTAGGACGCGATTAACTCGACCTTGCTTCATCAGGTAGTCAGCCGCCCAGATTGCAGATGCTGTCTTACCTGTACCCTGCTCGTTAAAGCAGAAGGCGCGTTTGTGTAATGTTAGGAATGAGGCTGTGTTCTTCTGGTGTTCGTAGGGTGGGTGTACGCCTGTCCATTCGTAGCGTGCGTTGATGGGGGATGGTGCCTTTATATTTAGATTTCTCAGCACATGTACTTCGTCTATACCCCAGTTAACCACTACTTTGTTATCGGCAAGTTCCTTGCTCTTAGGTATCACTGTGGTTACTTGCTTAGGGTTCCTAAGCTTAAGTAGTAACGCTTTGTCTTGTACGATCTCCACTGTTCTCTCCTTACAGGGACGCCAAAAAGAGTGAGACAGGTATCTGCTCACTCTACTTTGCTATGTATATTTACCCCGTTATGACCACTGGTGGGGTATACCAGCAAACAACCCTAAACAACCAGAGAGGGCGGTCAGATTTCAGTATACGCTATTTCTTTTTCTTTGCACGCTTTGACGGTTTGCTCATCGCACCACCTGCCGCACGATTCTTTTTGCGTGATTGTACGCTTACACCATCAGAATTTTTGCCGCCCTTACTGATTGGCTTCTTATGTGCAATGTCCTTTCCTTCACGCTTGTCCGCCTTACCGTTATCGTTAGCGTCTTTGCCTTCTTTGTCCATCTTGCGGCGAGCGCGCTGGCGCTCCATACGACCCTCATGTTCACCGCGAGCTTTCTGCTGTTCGTACTCTTTCTTGTACGGGCGCTTCTTATTTACGTATGGCATATTAGTGGTTCCCGTTATGAGGACACTCCACTACAGGGCAGTGCCGTTTACATAAGCCACTCGGGTTAGCGTTCCACACGTCAACCTCGTGGGCTTTCTCCATCTTACTATA